CTTTACCTAGCTCAAGTAGTTGAGCCATTTCTTCCCTAACCATGTCAAAGTGCGGAAACCGCTCTTTGTTACTTCTTACACGCTCGATTTCATTAGCCAAGCGTTGTTGTTCTTCCATCTCAAACCGACCTTTAATCGAGCTAACCTCTTGATTAACTTGATAAAGTTGTTGCATTAACTGTTGTGTGTAAGCATCAGTCGGTGCAGTTGGTTCGTTTACTTGGTTTAAGTTTATACCATAATCTTGTGCAAGTCTATGAAACAGTTGTAGTTTTTGCTCATACGGTGCTTTGGTCAGCATCACATGGGCACGGCCCAAATTGTTTATCCAAGCGGCTGGGTGGATTCCTTGTGCTTGGAGTTCAGGTATGAATGGATTAATCGCTTCCTCAAGAGCCTTTGCTCGCTCCGCTTCCGCTTTATATACGCTAACGCCCTTTTTAAATTCGTTTTCTCGTTGGTTAAGGTATTCAAGGTGTTTTCTGCTTTCTTCAGGTGTAAGTGTTTCGCCTTTAGCTATCTTATCCCATAAAGGTAATAAGTCTTTCTTCCAAGTTGTAGGCTTTGGTATATCGCCAGTCGCAAGCTGTTCTTCGGGCTGTTCGGCTTCAGTCGTATCTTCTGCAATATTCTCAGGGCTTGCTTCCTCTGTAGGCGTTTCCTCTTTTGCGACAAAGCGACCTTTTTCATCCCGTACTGGTTCGTCTTGAGAAACTTCGGCTTCACTCTCCGCATGGACTTCTTCCTCTGTATCTACGGGTTTACCCTCATCTTGTGGCTCAAGTGCATCTTCTAAAGCTGCTTCCAACATCTCTCTGCGGTCTGCCATGTCTGCTCCTTAACGATAATTTAGTTTGGCGTAAGCAAGTTCGGCAATCTTGCGTTTACGGGTTTCTTGGTCTTTACGACTTAATTCCACAGGCTTGTGCTGTAGCGGTACATCATTGCCAAGCTCAATCATGCGATGCTGTTTAAGGTGTTCTCTATGGTGGCTACGGCTTTTAATCCATGTGCCATCGACCTGAGATACATAGCCTTCAATATCTGACATGACCATTGGGGCTTCCCGTGCGGTCATTTCTTGCTTTAGCCGCCATGCTTCTTCGGCTTCGGGCGTGCCTAGCGTATATCCCCAAAAATCTAGGTATTTTTCCTTATCGGTCTTGGCTTCAATATGCTTAGTATCCGACCAGCCACAATTCGGGCAGATTGTCATAGCTTCTCCAATAAATACGGCAATTTTTGCCATTCTTGCTTTCTAAGCGGTACAACGCTGTCGTACCACACCCCATGTTTCCATCGCCAGCAAATGTATTCATCGTCAGGCAATAGTAAAAAACACTTGACCCCTAATGCACCCGCAAGGTGAGCCGTAGCCGTATCAGGACTTACCACCGCTTTCATAGACTTCATGTGGCAAGCGGTCTTGTAAAAGTTCTCTTTCCAGCCATCGGGCGGTAAGGGTTGGAATATGTCATCAGTATTGATATTTAGCGAATAAACATCATTGCCTAGCATTTCCCGCAAAATGTTGACATCAATGGATTTAATGTAATGAAGTGGCCCTGTGCTGGCGTGCCAATTCACCCCTACCTTACGCTCAATACCGCTTGAAATGGCGTTTAAATAGCCCTCAGAGCCTACAATTTTGGTCTGGCTAATAGGAAATGACTGACGCACATATAACGGGGCGTGTAGGGCGAAATGGGGCAGGCTCATGCTACCAATCCAATAGTCAGCTTCTAGCGGTCTGCCTTCAGTACGGATGCACGAAATAGTGTCAATACAATCCATTTGCCCAAGCAACTGCATGACTGATTTATGGCACATGACCGATACTTCTCGTGCGCCCCAAGCCTTGAGCATAGGCAAGAACCTAGCAAACTGAATAATGTCGCCAAAGCCTTGCTCCATCTGCACGGTAATGTGTTTGTCGTACAGGCGTTCCCCGTTCCATTTGGGGGCTTTGACCCATTTATCCCACTTTTCGCCCGATGCTTCACGGGTTTTGGGATGCCACCGAAACTCATACAGGCGAAAGCCTGACTGGTAGTGGCCTAAGTGTAGTAAATCTAAACCTTTTTTATATTGCCCAAACGGTGTCATAAAAGCATCAGTATTGATTCTTCATCGTCATCCTCAGCAGCACGCTGGGCTTCAAGAATCGCTAACTGTGCCTGAATGTAGGCTTGTTGCTTTCTCAGTTCTACCGCCCTAGCTAATTTACTGCGTTGGTTCTCAAGGTAGGCGATAGACTGCTCTAGTTCTGTAGTATCGACTGACGGTATATCAGCCTTAACCTCTTGAATAGATTGTAGTTTATTTTGTTTTTGTTTTGCAACAATTTTTGGTGGGTCAATCAAGTCACGGAGTTGTTGCTTTCTCCGCTTCTTAGCTTCTTGCTGTGCCTTATACAAGGCTAATTGTTTTTCCCGAATCTTGCGGTCTAGGTTTCTAGCCCTACGGATTTCTTCAGGCGTAAATCCGTCATGGGTATCAATGCCTGTAGGTTCAGGTGTTGGCCCTAATTCACCCAATAACAAGGCTACATCGTTGCCATCAGTCGTGAGAATCACGCCATCTACGGCTATTTCGCCCAATAAACTGGCGGTGTCTGTGCCATCTGTAGCACTTAGTACGCCATTTACGGCTACTGCGCCTGTAAATTGGTCGGTATCAGGGCTATCGGTAGTATCTAATACCCCATCGACCCTGTTTTCACCGCTTAAAAGGGCAAAATCGTTGCCATCGGTGGTAGAAATAACGCCTTCAACGAGAACTTCACCCTGTAAATTAGCGGTGTCATTGTTATCCGTTGCATACAGAATACCCGTAATAACGGGTAAGCTGATGTCCGATATTGCCTGTTCGGAAAAGGCGTTAAATCCAAGCATTACTGTACCGTTTCAGGTTGCTTTTCCAACGATTCTTTTAATAGTTGAATAAATGCTTGTTGTCCTACTTTAAGTTGGTCAAGATTAAATGTGGTTGAGCTAATTTTGCGGTCTAAGTCCGCTACATGATTGACCAAAGTTTGTTGCTCTTGGGTCATGTCCTCATACACAAAATCTTTTCCATCTACGGTCACGGGGGTTATTTTTTTTTCGCCCATGTTGCTCTCCTAAAATAAGCCTGAAAGGGCAGGCTTTTACCCAATTACCAAGGCAAACCGCTTACTTGCACAGGATTCTTTTGTGCTTGAATTTGCGCTGCCAATGCTTCTTCTACAGTATCTTTACCTAATGATGTTTGCACCCATCCTGTAACAATCTCAGGTGTTAGGTTATCAAACGGAATAAAGTTATCGGATTCTTGTGTATATCCGACTGTTCCGTAGGTGTTAGCAGAGTAATCACCATCGGTAGCGGTTACAGAATAGTGGACTGTTACTACAAAGTTGTCAGATGTTAGTCTGTCCATCTGAACAATGTTCCAATTAAATTCCATTTACTTCTCCTTATTTAGATTTAAGTAATGCTATTTCGGCTGCTTGTGCTTCTACTTTAGCGTTTAGTTCTTGGATTGCGGCTGTGAGTGTAGCTACTAAAAATGATGTATCAACACCTTGATAGACTGGGTTTCCTTCTGAATCTACAGCATCTTTCTCACCAGTTACTGCATTTGGACAAATTTCTTGTAATTCGTGTGCAATAAATCCACTATCATTAATTCCTGTATTTTTCCAAGTATATGTTACAGGTTTTAATTGTGCGACTTTTTCTAAAGCGTCTGTCATTGGCGCAATGTTTTCTTTTAGGCGATAGTCCGATGATGTTCCATAAGTTGTGCTAGAACCATTAGATGTAATTGAGCCAACTTCAGACGGAGAACCACTAACAACAAAACCAACTAAATTTCTTGTTCCGCTGTCTGCGTTGTTCCAAACAAAAACTGTTTTTTGACTAGCTAAGCCAGTGTTTTTAAATCCTGCCGCAGGCAATGTTGATGCACTAATAACATTTAATCTTCCATCCTGATATGAGCCAGTTCCTGTAGTCCCAACCAACAATTCACCACCAGAGGTAATACGCATCCGTTCTGAGCCGTTAGTTTCTAAAGCAATATACCTAGAACCACCAGCAGAAAGAGCAGTTAAATTATTATCTCCATAAACCCAACCGACACGAGTGTCGCTGACGCAAAATTCAACGATGTTTCCAGCAGTTCCGTTAAGTGTTAAGGCTCTTGATACGCCACCTTTATTTGGGGAGGTTGTTCCAAGCCCAAGATTACCATCAGAGGTAATACGCATCCGTTCTGCGGAGTTACCCATATCTCTAAATGCAAGGAATGAGCTATTAGATGCTGAGCCACCAGTTTCAAAAGCCCACTCAACACCCGAATTAGAACTAGTCATTCTAATTGGGTATGTAGTTCCTCCGTTGTACCCAGCAAGGTGTAGTCTAGAAGCTGTTGGACTACTAGTACCAATACCTACATTACCACTAGAATCGATACGCATCCGTTCTGAGCCATTGGTATTAAAAGCCATTGGTGTAGCACCATGACTAATTAACAATAGATTAGTGCCTCTTAGTGTTAAATCAACAACACCATTTACTGCATCATTTAAAGCATCTAAAGCAATACCAGTACCACCTACATCACCACCAGCCCTAAAGTGTAAATTTTGATTTGTGCCTGTTTTAACAACAAGTTTTGAACTAGGACTACTCGTACCAATACCTACATTCCCTGAGGAATCAATACGCATCGCCTCTACACCACCTTCTGTAAAGGCAATAGTGTCGGCTGCTGGGAAGTAAATACCTGTGTTGGTATCGCCTGATGTGGTGATGGATGGGGCAGAAACCGTACCAGCACTAAATGTAGATACGCCTGTAACGGTTATGCTTGAAAAGGTTGCTGAACCACCATCGCCTAACAGTTGAATTGGGGTTGTGGCGGCATTTCCCACCCATACCTTTTTGTCGGTAATGTTAATAGCGACTTCACCCTGCGCCAATGAACTTGGGGCATTTGTTGTCGTTACGCTGTTTTTAAGCTTAATTGTCGTTGCCATACTTGCTTCCTTTAGAATGAGCCACCGTCAAGATTACCTGTTATTTTACTTCCATCTAGGCTAGTTATCCACGATGGATTTGCATAACTGCCTGTTGTATATACCCCATTTGTTACCGTTGCGGCATTACCCGTAATGTTTGCATTGATGGTGGCGGGTAGGCTTAAAGTAATCGAGCCTGTGCTTGCCGATACATCAATTTCGTTGGCTGTGCCAGTTAAGGCGGTTACGCCAGCGTTAGCAATTGTAAAGTTGGGGTATGTGCCTGTAATCGTTATTGCCGTGCCAGCCGTTAAAGATACCGTTTGGTCGGGAGCAGAGTTCGTTACCGTAACGACATCATTGCCTTGAGTAACTGACATTCCTGTGCCAGCAGTTACCCTTGTTTGAAATGAAATACGAATAGTAAGGATGCCTGAACCGCCAGAACCAGCTTTAGCGACTGCGGCAGCGATAACGATTGGGCCACTAGTAGGGAAAGTCTTTGTAAACCCACCTGTTACGGCAGAATTGTAATAAAGAATATCCCCATCTAAAAAAGCAGAAGTATCTACCCCTTTTAATGTTCCTGTGTTTTGCACCAATCCAAAGCCGTTTAAAGCGATGTTTTCGGCAGCCACACCAATAATGGCTTCAGCGTAAGGAATGGCAGTAGCGGGGGCGGCAGTTAGTACGCCACTTGACCCGACTGCACCAGTAAACATACATAACTGACCTTTGGTAATAGCAGAACTGGCTTTAACATAAAAGAATGTATCCTCACCAATGTGTTGGATTACATTGCCGCCAATCATCCCCAATCCAAGCGTGTCGTTACCGTTCCATCCAATCTGCCCAGCCGTCAAAGTTGTGGCATAAGTGGTGTCAAACGCAATGGTATCAACCGTGGAAATAGCCCCCGATAAGCCTGAAATATTGACAATAGGCTCAGATATTGAGCCACTTGCATCGGTATATACAGCCTTACCTGCGGGGTAATCACACCAAATGGTCTTTTGCCCAGCAGAGAATGTAACGATATTGCCTGAGTTACTAGACGCTAAGATGGTGTCACGAGATAAGGTTGAGGGTGCGGTGTAAGTACCAATACCAACTTCCCATTCTGACCCACCGTCTAAGTAAATAGCGTAATAAGTGGTGTTGCCGTTACCAATTTGACCAAACGAATCATAGCCCGTAACTGCCCCCGCAAGGCTAAACGAGCCTGTGCCAGTCGTGGTCGTAGTTTCTTTGACCCTATCCTTGAGGACTAAAGCCATAATTTATCCTTACTGGTTTGCTCTGATAATCGTGCCTGCGGAGATACTGACAACCTGACCTGTAGCAATACTTGTATTGTTTAGCACCAAGTCGGCATCGCTTGTAGCTACCGAGCCATCCATCACTACGGTTGTGCCGTTCGATTGGGTGATACGGAAGAAAGCTGCCGTTCCAGTCGCTACTGCCACACCATTAGTCACAGTCGATAAAGTAATCGTTCCGTTGCTGTCTGTACCAAATGAACCTGATACCGTAAGGGTTACTAGCAAGGTTTGCCCTGAAATAGCGGTATTGGCGTTAGCGGGTTGGCTACCAGCATAGATGTTAATAAGCGCACCTGACCCAGCGTAGGTAATTAAACCAACCTGTTGGGCGTTACGAGTACCGTTGGAATATTTAAGATTACTGGGCATTTGTTACTCCTATGATTTTGCCGTTCTCATCACGGAGAACTTGTTTGGGTTGGTTAAGTTTATCAATCAAAGCACCTAAAGTCGCAGTCATTTCTGCGTTGCCTTGGGCAATAGCGTTAGCGATAGGGGCTAATGGATGTTCTTGGGCTTTCACCATGTCCTCATCCATGTCATACATTTCGGCAATTCCCTCGCCACTATCTACACCAGCCGAAATACGGGCGGTTTCAATCTTAGCCCCGTTGTTAATGTAAGCCAATAGGAGTTGGGTGTTGCGCTCAGTCATCATCTTCATCTGAGCCAACTTCATTTCCATCTCACGGTCTTGAGCGTTACGCTGTTCTTCCAGTTGGAATTTAAGCTGATTCTCTTGTGCCTGATACTCCTGTTTAGCCTTTTCCAATTCCATCTCGGCAACCATCTTCTGCTGTTCGAGTTGGGCAGCCATCTGTAGCTCTTGCATCTTTGCTTGGGTTTGAGCCTGAATCTTTTGCACTTCAGGTGGTGGTTCTTTAGGCTGGCCTTCCATCGCTTTAGCTTGATTTCTAAATTGGTCGGCAGTTTCATCAATAAGCCCTTCCATACCTTTTCCAGCCTTAAATGCGGTCACACCAAACTTAAGCATTTCCATGAGCAACGGAGTTAATTCAGGTGCGTTGGTAGCGATTGGCAACGCATTGTTCATAAACTGGCTAACTGCGGTCAAGAACTCCACACGGTCAGCCTTTTCTTGTTGCTCGTCTTGGTAAATCATGGAATCGCTAGTAACCTCAATACGGAAGTTCTTAGCGGGTTCATCCTTGAGCAACATCAAGGCTTGTGGCACTAACTGTTGGTCTTGTGGGCTTAGTTGCATTGCACCACTAATCTTGACAATCGTATCTTCAGTAAAGTGCTTGCAGATAATCTGCGCCTTAATCTTTAAGAGTTCGGTAGCAAAGTCAACGACTGCGTGTTGTAGGTATTTAAGCCTACCCGCAGCATTATTAGACTTAATAATCTGTGCGCCAAGCGTTTCATTGGGGTCGGTTTGACCACGCTGAATGTCGGCAATGCCCATAATCTCGTAGATTTGGCCCTTGACTTGCTCCATTGCTTGATAAGCCATCTGTAAGGCTTGGGCAAACGGGGCTAGGTCAACAAGGTCAATCGCACCACGCATACCTTGCTTTTCGGCAAATGCTTGCCAATTCTTGACTGGAATCAAGGTATTGTTTTCACCTTCAGAAAACAGGCGGGCTAATGCACCTTCAGAAGCGTCATACACACCACGCACACGCAAGGCGTTTACTAAGCCGTCAATGCGGTCAGCCAAAGTATCGAGTTGTTTGGCTTGGTCTTGGTACAAAACAAAATCAGGTACTGGCTCTAAGCTGTCTGTGGTTAGCGTAGCAAACAATGGTTTGGGGCATGGGAAGAATCCCTCAAGCTGTAGCGGGTCATTCTTTTCGTCAAGGATTTCACCCATCGACTTGCTAACCCAAAATACCTTGCCTTGCTCTTTATCCCAAATCTCAAAGATACACGCTTGGTAATGCTCGGCAGTCATCTGCTTTGTAGCCCACTTGTCGTTCTCAGGCTTAGTGTCTAGCGGAATACGGCTACCAACTTCCTCGCCAAAACGGTCAATTAGGGCTTGGCGGCTCATATAGACTTTACGCCATACGGCAGTTACTTCTTCCCAAGTACGAGCAACAGTATGACCAAAGTCACGCCAATGCACATAATCAACAGGGGCGCACTCATACTCAATGCGTTCTTCCGATTCCAATAGTTCAGCGTCTTGCGTTTCGGCTTCATCGGCATCCTCTGTAATCTGTATTCCGTTGCCTACATCTTGACCAGCTACGCCTGTGTTTAGGTCGTTTTGCTCTGCAACAATATGTGGCTCATAGCGTACCCATGCCGTGCCACGCCCACCCAATAAGCGGTCAAGCACCGCGTTATCCATAGCGGAGCGGTAGTCAGAATAGTGTTCAATCTCATATTCCAACGCCCGTTCAAGCATCATTGACGCTACACGCCCAATCGGGTCGTTGTCACGGAATCTACGGCTTACATCGGGGCGTGGAAGTCTTGCAAAAATAGCAGGCTTAATAACCTGAACATTTGACCAAAGGATATTAAAACGGGCATTAGGGTTGTTACGGGTACGGCTGTCGTCACGGTAACGCTTAATAATACGGGGTACTCTAGCTTCCCATTCCCGAAATGCTTTGTCATACTGGGCAATGGTGTTGTACCAATCTTCGTAAGTCTTGTTTAGCGTATCGTTCATACCTAATACCTTTGATATTTAGTTGTTGGTGTGCTGCGCCACATTTCCTCTAAGGTCGTTTCGTTTTGCCCAACAGTAATTCCACGAATCGGTGCGTTTTGTCTTGCAATTTCCGATTCATCCTGCCAAGCAATAGAAAGCATCCTGAAAGCATCCGCACCATGTGAAGTCCAATCATGGCGGGGTTTATCCCTAAATACTTTCTTATCCTCATCGTACTCCCTTTGATACTGACGCAAACACTCTATCCCTTCTTGGCATTTCATGGCATCAAACCAAGTTCTTGCTAGTGCCATGCGTGTTGCCTGTATGCCGTCTTGAAGTGACAGATTTGGAACAATTTTAAACAAATTTCCGCTTTTTAGGGGCAATTTATCTATTAATTGTTCAATTATTGACCTTCCGCCGCTTGCTAGTGTTTTTGCACGAGCATCATGCGGTAGCCAATGTGTGCCATATTCGTAGGGTCGTTCTTTAATTTGGTTGGCGTAATACACAATCGGTTGACCGTGCGCTTCGTGGTAATCCAATACCCGAATCTCGCCATGCACCACCTGAAACCACCAAATAGCCGTGGCATCGTTGTAGCCCAAATCCCATGCGGTATGGACTGGGAACATAGTGTCGCACTCCACTTTGGTGATGCGCCCAGCATCGGTCAGTAAGCGCATCTCTGTGCCGTATATAGCACCCAGTATGGCAGCTTCAAACGAACACTCGAACTCCTGCTGATACTGGTCAATCGACATAGACTTCAAGGCATCATCCAGTTCTGACTGGGCAATTAGCTTACTTTGGCTAGCTCGTAGCACCTTGCTATACCATTCGTCTTGATTTAGCGTGGCGTACTGGTATATGTCGTAAAAGGTATTGTGGCCTTTTGGCGTACCGATAAAAGTAGCCCAACCTTGTCTGTCTGTCAGCAATGGGCGAATAATCTCTCCCCAAAGTCGGGGTTTCATATCAGCGTATTCGTCTAAAGTGACTCCATCTAAGTATAAACCCCTAAGTGCGTCAGGATTGTCTGCGCCAAATAGCCTTATTTTTGCCCCATTTACTAACTCAACCCATAGTTCAGATTGATTAGCTTTGACAATAGCAGGTTCAGCAAACCTTAAAAGGTAATCCCATGCGATGTTTTTAGCTTGGGAATAATAGGGTGCAATGTAAGCGTAACGGGCATCAGGCTTGTTTTCGGTAACTGCCCTGCGAATCGTATCGCATATCGTTGCCACCGTTTTCCCCGCTCGTCTATGGCAAACCAATACAGCCCAGCGTTGCTTACGCTTGTGAAAGTCGGTAAATACATCCCTAGCCTTGTACGGGTATTCGTACCTTTTAACAAGCTCTTTCAATCTAAAAACTTGTGTTCGTGGATTACTTTGACAGGCTGTTCTTCGCTACCAATATGCTCTGTTCTAGCCAGCTTAGGCACATGAAACTCAGCAACTTGCATTAAGCAATCAAATGCGGCTTTAGGGCCAAGCTTTTCATTGGCGGCTATTTCATCAAGCCAAGTTTGTAGCTTGTCTGCGTTGTTATCAACAAAAGTAGCAAAAGCCAACCTAGCTATGCCTGTGGCTTTATTAGGTGTACCTGCTTGTCTGCCCCCAGTTTTAGGCGAGCCTTTGGGCTTACCGCCTTTTCTAGATGTTTCTACTTTAGATTCCATACTACCTCAAGTGATTGATTTAGTTAGGGTAAATTCTAATACTAAAACTTAGTTTATGCCATGTCCTTAGCAAATTTATTAAAGTGCGATAACAATGCAGCTTTACGCTTCTCACGCTTATCTTGATTAGCTTGTAACTTACTTGGTTTACCAGCTTTCATGGAGTAATCAAGCTTTTGGGGTTCGGATTGAGATTTGGTTTTCATTACATATCCTTCATAGCGTCAGCAATCATTTGTCTGCGGGGTTTCTTAGCAGTCTTAGCAGCATCTTTGAAGTCTTGTGCGCTTGGGCGGCCTTCTTCGCCAGCTTTCTTCATGCGCTCGCCTGAACCAGCCTTAATCCTAGCCCTTTTTTGGTGAATATTATGGTACAAACCTTCTTTAGCCACAGTTCCATCTCCTCATGCTTGCTTTTGCTCGTTCAGCGTTTTTGCTTTTAGCGACAACCCCACCCATCCTTGCACAGAAACTAGCCTTACGACCTTTGTCAGCTTCAGTCTTTGGGTTTGGGGCGGGGGCTTTTAAATTAGCGTTGTTCTTACGGTTATATGCTTCACGACCTTTAGCCGTCATGCCAGCACCTTCTTTTGTCGATAAGTAATTCCGACCTTTGCCTTTCGTGGTCTTGGCGATTGGCTTATCGTGCTTATCCATTGCAGCACGGATTTGGTCACGCCTACTCATGCTTTTTCTTCAATGTATTTAGCGTAAGCATCCTCAAGTTTGGCTTTGCGGTTGCCTTTAGCGTATTTACGCTCAGTTGCCAATGCGATAGCCACGGCTTGTTTCTTAGGCTTGCCAGCTTCCATCTCTTTTTTAATGTTTTTGCCTACGGCTTCTTTGCTACCTGATTTGACGAGTGGCATAATTTATCCTTTTATTTCAAGAACTTGAGCTTGTATGTGGTGGAATTGATAAGGTCAGCAATCTCATCAATGATGTTCTGTAGTTCAGAATCTTGCGGCAAATCTTGACGGGCATCAGCCACAAAATTTTGTAGCGATTCCATGTATTTAATTGGGTCTTTGGGTTGGTGGTAAACGCTTGGGAAGCTAGTCAGCTTTCCGTATTTACCCATGTAAGATTCCGCTAAAGTATCAACCAAGCCTACAATGCCATCGTAATATTTAGCCAAAGCCTTATGTTTGGCATACGAATCAGTCGTGAAATGGAAAAAATGCGCATTAGTCGCAGAATGTAGCAATGTGGCTAGGAATAAAGCGCAATTTTCCATAGAAAACTCCTGTAGTTACCCAATTATATTAGGTTTTTTGCAAAATCCACACACTCCAATAAGGGTAAGCATTAAAAAAGTTCTCGTCTTTGTCGGCTGTCGGCTTGTATTTAGACCTAACAAATTTGTTATACGCTTCGACATCAAACATAAACCCGTGCTTGGCAAACAATCTGTACCAATATTCAATCGGCTGAATATTTACATGGGTCGGGTCACCCATATACATTTCTTTAGTTTCGCCATCCTTGACTGCGTCTAAACATATGAAAACTCTACCGTTTTTCTTTAAAATTCTTGAAAATTCATGCAAAATGGCATCCATTTGGTCTTGCGGGATATGCTCAAGGACTTGGGCGGTATGCACCAAATCAACGCTTTCAGTCAATGCGGGGGTGTCAGCGATTGAGCCACAAACAAGCTCATTGGCGTAATACCCAAAATGGGTACGACCTAACCCAATCATGGATTCATTTAAATCTACCCCTAAAACCCGCATATTGAGCTTATGAAAACCTTTTAGGATTGAGCCACACGCACACCCAGCATCTACGACAAACCCGTCACGGGGCGTTTTACAGGCTTCTGTAACCATTTTGGCGTATTCCTCTTGCCAATAGCCATGCCCAAGATAATCAAGACCAGCATCTTTATGCTCGTCATAGTAGTCTTGGTTGTATTCGGTGACTTTAAGATTGGTCAGCAACACGGACTAATCCAATCGCTCGTAGCGCAGCTTCAGGTGAATCAACACGGCTTAGTGGCCCACCCTTCCAGTTTGCGATGAACTTAAGTTGGTCTTTGGTGAACTTGGCTTTTGCATCACGCTTGACTTCCATTAAGATAGTTTCACCGTTGTAGCACACCATTAAATCAGGGATTCCCCTACCTACCATTGACAAAATATATACATCAGCCCCAGCTTTTCTAAGGGTTTCTACTATTTTTGTTTGATTTACATCAATCTTACGGGCGTATGGCATTGATTATTAACAATTTTCAGTTAAGATAAGCTAACTTTATCACGAATCAGGTCTTATATGACTATAAAAATCTCCGATGAAGATTTCATAGCACTTTGGAAGCAACACGAATCAGTCGCAGCAATCGCCAAAATTACAGGAATTGCGTACCGTGCGGTGCTAAAAAGACGAGCTAGCCTTGAAAAAAAGTACGACATGATTCTGAAAGCTGTAGATAACCGTGGTCGCCCTGATATTTATATTCCCGATGAACAAACGCAATGCAATATTACCCTTGAAAACGGGGTCATTATGGTTGGGTCGGACTGCCATTACAACCCCAAATACATCACCACCGCCCACCGTGCTTTTGTGCAATGCGTCAAATATTTAAAACCCAAAGTAATTGTTTTAAATGGCGACCTGTTCGACTTTGCAACAATTTCAGCCCATCACCGTATTGGCTGGCAAAATCACCCCACCGTTAAAGAAGAATTGGAAGAAACCCAAGCAAGGTTGGCAGATATTGAAGCTGTACGACCAGCAGGGTGTAATCTGTTAATTTGTATTGGTAATCACGATTTAAGATTTTCTGGAAAACTTAGCAACCTCATGCCTCAGTACCAAGGGATTAAAGGTTTCGACATAGCCGACCATACCCCAAATTGGAAATGGTATTGGAGTATTGCCGTAAATCAAAACACAATGATTAAACATCGTTGGCACAATGGCGTTCATGCGGTTTACAACAATATCCTTAAATCAGGTTGGTCATTTGTTAGCGGTCATTTACATAGCTTAAAGGTAACCCCGTGGACTGACTATACGGGTACTAGATATGGCGTAGATACAGGAACTTTGGCTTGTGTTAAAGACAGCCAATTTATTTATGCGGAAAACGCACCCCTCAACTGGCGGGCTGGACACGCTGTGTTAACTTACAATAACGGTAAGCTTATGCCACCTGAGCTAGCAGAAGTTGTTGATGAGGATAAGGGCTTGTACTACTTCCGTGGGCAAGTAATGAAAGTATGAAACTAACCCCAGCAATATTAAAAAATCTGTATTCAACGATATATTGCTGCCACCCATTTAGTCGGTGGAAAATGCCTTTGCCTGACGAAATTAAATTTGAAGTGGTGCATGACAAAACCGCTTATGGTTACTATTTATACGATGAGGGTGGCAAATACGCCCACACCATACAAATTAGCGATGCTATGTGTGGTCATTTTTCGACATTGCTCAGAACGATGTGCCATGAAGCCATCCACATGAGCCGATGGGCGCATAGCCGTGAACGCTGGAATCACCATGATAAAGAGTTTCGCAGGCGGTGTAAGCTCGTGGGGGATGAGTTTGGCCTAGACAGCTTAGAACTTTGATACTATCCACAACGCTATTAAAGGAAGCATTAATATGATGATTCCAAAATAAAGTGCAAGGTCATTCATTTATAGCGAGCAACCTTGTAGTTTCGTAGGTCATTTCTTCAAACTTTGGTATGTAAAAAGCCTTGTTCAAATAAGCAGGCAATCGTGTTTCTGTGCGAATTTTCCCACAATTCCAATCTTTCTTGCTTTGATAATTTGCTGCCTTGGTCAATTTCATAGTGGCATTTGTGGCACAAACTGGCGATTCTGTAATCATGCGCTTTAATTCCTTTTCCTTTTCCATCTCGTAATTGGTTGCTATGTGCGGCAACTACCGTACCATCTTGTATTCCGCAATTTTGGCACGGAAATTTCCTTGCTATTTCAAGCAGCTTTTTGTTTCTGTACATTAGCCCATCTTTTTGTTTGTGCTTCACTCATTTTTTTTCTAATTTCATCGCTTCGCTTTATGCCAGTATGGTATGCAATTAGTTTGGCTTTTAATTCTGGTGGCATTGATTTACCGTAATTGTGGTGGTTTTTACCTTTAGGGTATGTGCCATGCCGTTTGCGGTCACGATTGTTTTCAGAATGTGTATCCCATCTAAGGTTTTCTAATCTGTTGTTTTGTGGGTTTCCGTCATTGTGGCAACATTCTTGGCCTTGTTGTGGCATACCAACAAAAGCCATCAAAACCATTCTATGTACTGAACCATTGTATTTTTTGCCATTAACACCCAAATGCACCCTGTAATATCCGCTTTTATCTGCAACTGGTTTTAACAGTCTTTGCTTATAGGTTTGCTCAATTACTTTTTGGTAATACGGGCTATATTTTTTAACTTTGCGTTTTTTGGCCCTAATGTTTCCAAGATTAGATGCTTGATATAAACCGTCAAATAAAGGTATATCTTTCCAAACTTCTTCCATTAGTTTGCCCTATGATGTTAGTTAAACTAATGAAATTATACATTATTGGCGTATTCATACCACATTACATAAAAGGCTTTAAATTCCTCAACTCCTTGGCCCAATTTTACACATGAGCCATAGGGTTGCACTTGCCAAAAGTCTTGAATAACCAGTTGGTCATCCGTATTGCCTTGCACAATAACCACCGTAAAGTTATGCGTTTTGGCAAAGGCTTGCAGTAATCTGCGTTGCCCATCGCTAACTTTTTCGTTAGGGCGTTTCCATTCCATTACCAAAAACTTGCCGTTGCGCTCGGCTATGCCGTCAATATTGCTAGGGCAAAAGGCGGGATTGCTAGGAATTAAACCTTTAAACGCACCGTAATCAATGTGCGTGGCAAAGGCATTACGCATGATTTTATTGAATGTTTGCATCGTTTTGCAGTACATCCTCAAGCTCTTGGGCTAAGTCTGTTACATCACAGCTAATTAAGTAAGCCTGTGTGTGGTCTTGTTTTAGCTTGGCGTTGTGTAGCTTTTTAATCATACGGTTTAAGTCTAAAAATACTTCGGCAAATTCTCTCATCTTGTAATTCTTTCTAAATTGCGGTTAGTAGCTTGTTCGCTTCTCCATGCTTCAAACTTCATTTGGGCCAGCGACAATTCTAGTTTTAGCAATGCTTCTTGTGCAGTTGCTTCGTCAATTTTTTGGCAATGGTCTTGATATTCTTGGCTTGCGTAAGCTTCTCGCTCTTGACCACCAAGCGATTGCTCTGAGCTTTTTTTCATCATAATTGCTTTGACGCTACTTTTAGCGGCTTCCAATCCAGCAAGCCTACCTTTGGCATCGCTATACGGTTTTTTTAACCGCTCTATTTCGTCAAATAATTCGTAAACATTTATTTCCATGTATTCCAATCCCCCTTATTATTTTTGCGAAATTGCTCAACAAATCCATTTAGCAAATGACTATCAATTTTATGTTTTGATAGATATTCCCTAAATTTAGCCAAGCCCCATTCATGCCGCCACTTGCAGAGCAAACGCACAGCACAGCGATATTTATGCTCTTGCTCATTCAAGTTCCATTCCTAACTTCACCATGCACTTGCGTTTTAATGATTCGTAAGTATCGTAGCCATTACCCAATATGCCAAGTTCACGGGCCTTTGCTTCAATTCCTTGCTGACTAAACATCCATGACCTATCCACTTTTTCTTTGGCGGGTGTCATGTCTAATACATCTTCCCACCGTGCAGCATTAATCCAGCTTGCGGGATAAGGCACGAAGTCTATGTGGGTTCGTTTGACTTCCCAGTATTTAAGGTGGTTTGGCAAGGCTTCCATAGCTTCTCGCTTTTCAAGCTCGGTGAGCTTCCGCCAAGCCAATTCAGCTTTTTTCTTAGCCACTTTTTTAGGCCACACTTCCCAAAATTTCTCAAATTCCACACTAAATCCCCCATTTAGTTAAGTTGTTAAAAACATACAAATACAGCCCTACAAAATACATCAATACCGCAGCAAATTCTACTAAAAACAACGCCCAATCGTCTTGCTTCCAACCCGCTATGGCCCACATTACGCTACCCACAAAACCAAAAATAATGTTGGCTGGGTATTCGTTTAGGCTAGTCAATCCGATACCAATCAAACACAGTATTGTGCCAGTCCATTTAAAAAGGCGCATCGGGCAAATCCAGTTTAAGTTTGTCAGCTTTTACAAATTGATACGACCAGTCCGTGTAGGTCTGTATTAAATGCTCGGCTTCGTGCTTAGTCTTGACGGTACGCATTAACTCACCATGCTCATCATAGATTTTGTAGTGGCTATAGGCGTTTATGCGGTCATCAGTAGTAAAAGTAGTCATTTCTTATTCGCTTTCTGTGACCAAATAATCCATTGTCCTTCTAATCCTTGTTCTTGAATAAACTGAGACGCTTCTTTTATGAGGTCTGATTGTTGGCGTAACATTTTTGCAGCTTCGTTTAAATAAAAATTATCTTCAATTCGGTCTGCCAATTCATATGAATTAATCCCACGACCACAACCGCATTGGCTTGGTATTCTGTGGCATGTATTACAAAAAACATTTGAGTTCATTGATATTCCCCCACTCGTGTTGTTAATGCATCTAATCGCATTTGTAGCTCACGGATTTTTAGGCTTTGCTGTTTAAGCATCTCAGCCGACTGAAACATAATCTCAAATTCTTCCAATCCAACTTTAATTTCGGATTTGGCGCAAAGTGTTTCTAACATATCGGCTAGTTCGTAGGCTCGGCTCATTGCAATACTCGTGGTGATGGTGGGCTGGGTGGTGACATAGGCACAGTATAAGACGGTGTGCCAACTGCCCATCCTTGCGGTGTAACAATTTGATTGGGATAAACCGTAATGCTTTGGGTTACAAACCCACGGTTGTCAACTATTTGACCCTGATTGCCCTGTATTTGTACAGTTTGAGAAACATAACCTCTTGGGTCAGTAATCACATAAGTTTGGGCAAAAATTGGTGTAGCTACAAAAATTGCTAAAGCTGCTAAATATTTCATAATTCCCCCTGTGTTAATACTGTAATCGTAATGCGTTATCAAATAAAGTTTATTAGGACTTACCCTTATTAAGCATTATGTTTGTGATTGTGTAACTTTGTGTGCGCCAATTTTTTTTAATGGCTTATAAATGTGGCATTAAACGGGCTAATGACCCATTTATGTTACTTTTGAGTTTATTTGTTATATCTATATATAACTTATAGGTAAGTTGCCTTTTGGTGAACGGAACCCAGCCATCCTAGATTCCTTCAACTGTTGCCTTTCGGAGCCACAGAACCCGCCAGTCGTTCGTTGAATAGGCACTAGCTTCGCCACCTATGTGTGTGCTGTTACATCAACTATCCCCCAGTAGCACTTGTATCGCAGTCGCTGGTGTCGGTTCCCGCCCAACTGTGACCGCAGAAATAGAAAAACCCCATAAGGTTGCTCTAAGGTGACATTGCTTAATAAATGACCTACCAACCATTTACTAAACACTCAAAGCAACCCTATGGGGTCTGCGGTAGGTAATACTAGGCAAATGTCACTCTGCCCAATCAGTATAACCTAAATTTTGCGCTCCGCAAGTTCAGGCCAAATTAAATGCCAAGACTGGGGAAACATATCCTTGCGGGTAACTAGCCCATGCGATTCTTTTTCAATCTGGGCAGCCAATTCCATCAGCTTACTAGCGGGTAATCCCTCGTTTTGCCAGCGATGCACAGCTTGGGTGGTTACCTTGAATCTGCGGGCGATTTTGGCTGGGCCACCGCATAAATGAATCATTTGTTTTGGTGTAAGTTTGAAGTCCATAAAAGTTATTTTATATTTAAGTTGCTATTTTTACAATAATTATTGCACACAAATAAAAAAAGGTTTAT